GCAGTATGGGATATTGAGAATGCAGGATGGCGATCATTCCGCTTCGATTCAATTATCAGTGTACAATAATAACTCGTTGTGGTATAATAACTCAACGGAGGAAATATGGCAACAGTAAAAATTAATGGTAAAGCCTTTAGGCCACCAAAGAAACGCATCGCAAATCCATTGTTGGTTGATGAGAAGTACACTGGTGAAGAACCAATTTTTACTGGTGTCGAATTCAAAGATGAGACTCATCGCAAAGTCTCATTGATGCATGCCTTCAATTATTATAATTATTTTAATAGTGGTAAGCATTTTAAAAAGGACTTGATCAAATATGCTAAAGACGAACTTAAGTTTAGTAAAGACAAGCTTGAATTGTTGGATGGCTCGCCTGATTGGACTGTTGAACTACAATCTGGAGCTCTTCTCCGCATGCGTGGCCGTGGTCTTATTTTACGCGATAATGAGTTTCAACACATAAGCAACACGCTTGAAAAGATGATGCTTGCGACCACACGCAAGATCAAAGATGATGCTGCTGCAGATGCAAAAGATGCTGCGAATGGTCATGTTAAGCGTGAAGTCATCTCAGTACAAGAACGTCTTAAGATGAAGATTGACGCTACTGTATTGGGTGATCTCGAGGATATGCTCGATCAATGGATTATGAATGAATCACCATCGATTGATGTATATGAAGCTATGAAAGCAGCCATTTTGCCTGCTATGGCATCTAAACACATCATCGATTGGGCTCAGAAGCATCTAGTGGAAATCCAAGGAGCTATAAATAAGACAGATCCTCAGTTAGTTGAGGGTTATTCTCATCTTACATTAAAACGTAAGAAAGAATTTGTATCATGGTTCGAGGGTATTATTGCAGACGCTCAGCGTTTTGGTACTAACACTAAGACTGTTCGCAAATCCCGCACGAAAAAACCCGTATCTCTCGAGAAACAAGTCTCGAAGCTCAAATACTTAAAGGAGTCGCCCGAGCATAAATTAGTTTCGATCAATCCGTCTCTGATAATCGGTGCAACAGAGTTGTGGACTTACAATGTTAAGTACAAATCTCTAACGCGCTATATTGCTGAGTCAGGTCTTGGGTTTGAAATCAAGGGCACTTCCCTTATTAAGTTCAATACTTCCGAATCCCAAACACGTACATTACGTAAGCCTGAAGAAACATTGTCAGAGGTGCTGTCGTCTTCAAAAACGAAAGCAGCCAAACTTTTCGCTTCATTATCTACGAAGCCTAAAGAACCAAATGGACGGATCAACGAAGATACGATCATTTTAAAGGTAACTAAATGACAGAAATATTAATCGCGATCACCGCGTGGGCATCGGCGTTGGTAAACCCGATTCCACTTAATGAGCAAGATGTATATTGTCTAACACGTAACGCATACTACGAAGCGAAAGGGGATTCGCAGATGTCACAAATCGCTGTGACACACGTAGTTTTAAATCGCATGAAAGATCCAGCATTTCCAAAAAGTGCATGCGATGTAGTCTATCAGAAGACTAAACACGAAGCAAGAACTACATGCCAATTTTCTTGGACATGTGATCGTCGTTTAATGGGTCAACTTGCACCACAAGAATCATCGGTGTGGGAAGAATCATTAGAATCGGTTCGTAAAGCACTAACGATGTACTATCATCGTAATGTCGACGTAACACAAGGATCTACATTTTATCATGCACACTATGTCCATCCACAATGGAGAGGTGTAGAAAAAGTAACATCAATTGGTAGCCACATATATTATAAGGTAAATGAAAAATGTCAGAACAACCAGAAGGCATGTTCACAAAAAAGTCGTTCAGCGATTTAGTTCAAGAACGAGTTAAGAAAGACAGATCCACATACCTCGATGCAATCATGGATATTTGCAAAGAACGTATGTTAGATCCTGAAGACGTGGCAAAAATGTTGAGTAATCCTATTAAAGCCAAACTCGAGGCTGAAGGGATGAATCTTGGTTATCTAAAGAAGAAGAATGAGTTACAATTCGATTGATGGTTTCACAGCTTATCAAAAGTATATTGCAATCAAGTTGCATTTTGAATCAAAGTCGTATGACTATTTCAAATACAATGGTAAGTCGAGCGTAACACCAAAATCATTCTTTGCTCGTAGAGATAAGTACTTCTTTGCGAAACTTGTGAGGGCGTATGGTATCGACGAGTTACCATACTTCTTTGCTTGTAATTTTGCACATCATGGTACGAAGTGGGTTGGTGGATTAACTGACGATCAAGCTGATGAGACATATAAATCTTATAAAAGTTTGTTAGAAAGTTTCACATATCGCTTCAAAAATGATATAGATAAAATTATATCGGTGAATGACTTCAAGAGTTTGTTTGTGGTAGAGGATGGACAACATCCTAAACTCGTTAAGATGTTAATCCAAAACGAGATACCACTTGAAACTTTCGTAGTCCTTAATCGATACATAGACTTCATGCCGAAGTTCGACAAAGAGATAACAGATCCCATCATGTGGCCTGATATCTCGCTGAAGATCAGAAAGTATGATAAGTTTATTTCGGTGAATAACCAAAAAGTCGCAGAGGCACTAAAAGATTGTTTACAATCGAATGCCGTTGTGGTATAATAGTTATTCCATACAATGTTAAACACTGCTATATAAAGGAACATAATATGTCATTAGCAAATCTCAAACTAAATCGCGTTTCAGCGATCAACAAACTAGTTGCAGCAGCCGAAAAAGTCGGCGGTGGTCAGCAACAATCTTTCGAAGACAATCGCATGTGGAAACCTGAGGTCGACAAAGCTGGTAACGGTTTTGCGGTCATTCGTTTCTTGCCAGCACCCGAAGGTGATGATTATCCATGGACTCGTTATTGGGACCACGGTTTTCAAGGTCCTGGTGGTTGGTACATCGAAAGGTCTTTGACTTCCATCGGTGGTCAAGATCCAGTTTCTGAAATCAACTCTAAACTATGGAATAGTGGTTTAGAATCAGATAAAGATATTGCACGTAAACAGAAGCGTCGTCTTCACTATGTGTCAAACGTTCTTATCGTATCAGATCCTGCTCATCCCGAAAATGAAGGTAAAGTATTCCTCTTCCAATATGGTAAGAAGATCTACGACAAGATGATGGATGTTATGCAACCACAATTCCAAGACGAAACTCCGGTTAATCCGTTCGATCTATGGGAAGGTGCTAACTTCAAGTTGAAGATTCGTAACGTTGAAGGTTATCGTAACTATGACAAATCAGAGTTCGATAAGCCAAGTCCTGTTGCGAATGGCGATGAAGACGAGCTCGAAGCAATCTATTCTAAGTGCTACTCATTAAAAGAGTTCACTGATCCTAAGACATACAAAACTTATGAAGAATTGAAAGCAAAACTTGAGCGCGTATTAGGTGGTTCTGCACCACGTACTACTGCTGAGTCTATCACACTCGATGAATCAACTGCAGCTCCATCTGCTGGTAAGACTAAGTTCGCACCAGTTGAAGCATCTGTTGATGAATCAGGCGATGATGACACTTTGTCATACTTCTCACGTCTAGCTAAAGAAGCTTAATTGAGGCATGGGTGGGGGAAACTCCACCCATTTTATACCATGCATGAAGACGAAAACAATTTCCCCTTTGAAATCAATCACGAGATGATTATGCGCGCCGATATGATGACGTGCACGCATGACTGTGTTCGTATGATTCAGAAGAACGAATATCTAACTGTAGGTGAATACTTACAGAGCATTACAACAAGCCAACTCGATGAGATGATGAATGTTGCAGATGACGAAGAACATCCAAAGTTCGAAGAATTCTTGCTTATTGCAGAGATGCTAGCGAGAGCAGAAGGTTTAGAAGGATCACCAGATTTTGATGTACTTCATAAACGATTGAATATTTTTATTGCATTGATTGCAGTTGAGAGCCTTTATCGTAAAGGCATGATTAGAATCTATCGCGAGAATTTCTCATTTGGCGATGATATGAGCACAAAGAAAATCGCAGAGAAATTGTAAATGGCTGGTGTTTACAAACAAAAAGAATGTAAGCAATGCGGAGAGGTTCACAGAAAACGTGGACCTTTTTGCTCTCAAGCTTGCTCTAATTCTTTTAGGGATGTAGGCATAAAGACAAAGTTATTGCATTCTCATAATGCTAAAGAATGGAAGAAAACACCCGAGGGTGTAGCGAGTACTAAAAAGTTTGCACGTGATATTGAGACTCATAAAAAGAACGAAGAACGTCGTGCAAATGGTGAGTATGTGTTACAAGAAGATGATTGGTATGTGTTACCACCATCTGATTATGATGACGATGGGATTGAATTATGACAGACAAAGACAAACAAAAAGCACGATGTGAGTTAATGATTGAAGCATTAGTTGGTAAAGAAAATGTGTCGAAATGGTGGGCATCTCCAAACAAAGCATTTAAAAACCAAACTCCATTCCTTGCATTCGAACTAGATTCTGATTCAGTACACGATTATTTGGCATGGCATTGTTATGGAAGTTTTGCATGAAGTTTGTGATCGCAGGAAATCACCAAGAATACATTAATTTTTTGCGTGATCGTAATTACTATACAACAGACTACAGATATGTCACTAACGCAAATTCTTTGCGAGGTGTCATGGATCCACACGGATTTTTTGTAGGTACGTGGGACAAACGAGAAGATAGAGATCAAATCTTATCGCAACTGTGGATGTGTACAAAAACACATAATCCTCAACTAAACGATATAATTGAAGAAATCGATAAAGGATAACTCGCAGCCACCTTCGGGTGGTTTTTTTGGCATGTACTGCAGTGAATAAATGTGGTATAATATACTATAGAACAATTAAGGATTTTAAATGAGTACGTATACACCTGATCGATGGGTTTTGGTAGAATTGGTCGTCAATGAAACAGGCGAGACACACACGAAAGTATTTGCTGGTTGGTACGGTGGATATGGTGGCTCAGATTCATGGAAATTATCCTCAGGAGTGGTAAACACCGAGGATCGTGATGACTACTATGAATTTACCAACCATAGTGGATCTGTTTATAAATGTTATAAGAATGCCCAAGGAATGGGATCATATATGCGAAGTGTTTATAGCGGATTCGAGAAAGACGCCAAAGACACAGGTAAGTTCACAATCAACGTATTGAACATGTAATAGTCTACCGTTTTAGTAGAGTACTAAAGCACTACATGTACATAGGCCACAAACTGCAGTATAATTGTCCTAACAAAACAAACAAAGGATAAAATATATGGCATTCGAAAAAGTTGTCTTGGCTGCAGTAGCCAAAGTGTTGAAAGAAGAACGTAAAGCATCATTCACAAATGGTACATTGTTTGTTGAATGCACTGTTGAACAAGCTGTGAAGATCGAGACCGCATTGTTGAAGATCGTCAATTGCGGAATTATTCTCTCCCGTGTTGGTGATGAATCAGCATATGATTTTGTATAAGGTGGCATAATGGGTGCAATGGCTGATTATTTTGAGCGAGTGAAGTACAAGTCAAAGTACAGCATCGGTGATCGAGTACGAGGGTTTTATAAGAAAATCCCAATCTCGGGCACTGTAGGTAATGACACACTCATCAACGAGGAGGAAGGTCCTCGTATCTCGGTACATTTAGATTTGCCAATCAAGGTAGATGGTAAGGTAATGAATTTCGTCATTGTGAAGCATAAAGACATCAAGGCT